GGCACTCTTGCTTTACATTATGTTAACTACGATCCACGCCGTCAACGAAGTTGACCCGTAAACATCCTTACGTCGTGTTCAGTCAAATTATGAAATCCACACTTTTGCCCGAATGGGAATCAGGTTTCTCCATTCCCCTGATTCAACTTCTTCATCCTAAATATGCAAAAGTGACACTGAAATACCGGATTTTAATGGATTCGAAGAATCCAATGCGCGCTGGAGTGCTCGAGCTAGGCGAACAAATAAAACAAAAGTTTTCCCGGGAGGACACGAAGTGTCCGACTCGTGAGCCGGTATCGCGAGAGCACAGCGAAGGAAAAAAAAAAAATTGTGAAGAAAAATATGAAAAGATTTTGATGTTTCAGAAAAATTTTTGAATATTTGCGTATCACAATTTTAAAATAAACAGATATGTTATTCAAAGTACTTAAACATCCGAAGACACAGGATCCTCAACGACCGATGGAACCTGAAATTTATGTAGTAGAGGAAGCAGAATTGTTACACTTCCTGCATGAAAATGCAAAACCCGGCAGTAACTCTGTTTTGGTTTTTGACGTTTTTCCGGAAGAAAACCTCTATTTACTAAGTAACGATAAGGATTAAATTTTACAGGACATGAACCAACAGGAATTTATACAAAAGGTTTTCTCAATGTGCCAGCATCAGATACAGACTAAAAATCCGTATACTGGTGAATTGATTATGGTTCCTTGCGGAACATGTCCTGCTTGTCGTTTTAATAAGTCGATTCTTTCTCAAAATAAAGTTCATGCGCAATCTTTGGTTTCTCGTCATGTATATTTTATCACTCTTACTTATGCCCAGAGATATATTCCGTACTATGAATACGAAATCGAAGCTTTGGATGCTGATTTTCTTGCGATTACTGCTCATTGTCGTAATCGTAACCCTATGTATAATACTTATACGTATCGTGGTGCTAAGCATAAGTTGAGGATTCGTGGTCTTGCATCACCTAAGGTAGAGACGTTTTCCTTTTCAGTAAACCGTGATTATTGGACTTCTTATGTACAGAAATCTGATCTTTCGTTTCATGGGAAATACCCCGGCCTCTCAGGTCGTATTCCTTATCTTTTACATGATGATGTAGCCCTTTATATGAAGCGCGTGAGAAAATATATATCTAAATTAGGAATAAATGAATCAATATATACATACATTGTGGGAGAGTATGGACCCAACTCTTTCCGCCCGCATTTCCATCTCTTACTATTCTTTGACTCCGACGAACTCGCCCAGAATATTGTCAGAATTGCAAATTCGTGTTGGCGATTTGGACGTGTCGATTGTTCTGCCTCGAGAGGCAGCGCTGAAGACTACGTTAGCGCGTATCTTAATAGCTTTAGTTCTATCCCCTTACATATTCAGGAAATTCGTGCTATTCGGCCTTTCGCGAGATTTTCAAATAAGTTCGGATACTCTTTTTTCGAGTCTTCGATTAAGAAAGCTCAATCGGGTGACTTCGATGAAATCCTTAATGGAAAGAGCTTGCCGTATAATGGCTTTAATACCACTATATTCCCATGGCGCACGATTATCGATACCTGCTTTTACAGACCCGCTTTACGTAGACATAGCGATATTCATGAACTTACAGAGATATTACGATATGCTAGAAACTTTAAACAAAGACCCGCACTCCAAAAGGCAACCTTGTTCCAGTCCCCCGGAATGATGTATGCATACTTACAACACTTAGGCCCTTCTGCTGCGGCTAGGTTTATAGAATCTGACTATCCTTTGCACCGTATCCTCTCCTTTCTTAAGCTCGATTATACGAAAATAATTCAAGGAGAACCTTCCGAGGTGCGAAGCTTTCATTCTCGGTTGTATATGTTTCTTCGGCAGTCTGAACTATTTCTTAATGGAATTGGTTATACCCTGCTGTCAACACGAGTAGAATATTCGTTGATTAAGAAATCACTTGAAAACTCAATTAAATTTTACAATGAAAGAGAAAGAAAAAGCCTCCAAGATCTTTTCCATGATTCTGAAGCTTTTGAGAGCGATTGGTCGGATATTTTTTGGAATCGAAGACAAGAAAAAATCAGACGATTCGTAGATTCGGATTATGGAAATCTTTGCCGTGATAAACTTCATAGCGAGATTCGAAAGCGTATAAAACACAGAGAAATTAATGATGCTGTAGGCATATTCACTAAGCAATCTTATAGAAATCATGGCGAAATATAAAGTATATATTTATCAACACAATGCCGATACCTTTATCGAGGATCAGTATTTTTTAGTAGCTACGACTTTTGTTAATGCGCGTGATGTGGTCAATCTGACTAAAAAAATGAATATATTAAACAAAATTTTTGATTATGCTTTTGATCCTTTGTATTATACTGATTGTTATCTCGGAGACATCTTCCGAATGAATAGTTTACCATGCAGCGACAAACCAAAACAAACTAAAATTCCATTCTAATGAGCTTATTTAACATGTCAGCCGTGAAAAATCATCCCAGACGTTCCGGTTTTGACTTATCTAATAGGGTATGTTTCACCAGTAAGACTGGTGAGCTACTCCCTGTATTCTGGGATATTGTGTACCCTGGAGATTCTTTTAAAATTAAGACCCAGCTTTTTACCCGTACTCAGCCGCTAAATACAGCCGCCTATACCCGTATTCGTGAATATCTGGACTTCTATTTTGTGCCTCTCCGTTTGATTAACAAGAATTTGCCTACTGCCTTGATGCAGATGCAGGACAATCCTGTTCAGGCTACCGGACTATCTTCAAATAAGATTGTGACTACAGATATTCCTTGGATTTCCATTAGTGGTTCCGGTTATTCAAGCTTGAATGGTATTAATGCTCTTTATCACGGTAATTCCGGAAGTTTTCTTGATTTGCTTGGATTTAACTCATTGACTCAGTCAGCAAAGTTATTAATGTACCTTCGATATGGTAATTTTCTTCCGGCTGATGCTGATACAACAAAATCAACTAGTATGGGTCTTTCAGCTTCTCTTGATCTTCGTAGTTCTGAAAATTCTTCTACCGGTTACACTTCAATGCATATCCTTCCTCTTGCTGCTTACCAGAAGGTTTATGCCGATTTTTTCCGTTTTACTCAATGGGAAAAAAATCAACCTTACACCTACAATTTTGATTGGTATTCTGGAGGAAATGTTCTTACGTCTCTGGGTTCTGCTGATCTTGCTAAAAAATATTACTCTGACGATAACCTTTTTACTCTTCGCTACGCTAACTGGCCGAAGGACATGTTTATGGGTGTAATGCCTGATTCTCAGCTTGGTGACGTGTCTATTGTTGATGCCTCCGGATCCGAAGGAACTTTTCCTGTTGGATTACTTGACGTGAATGATGGTACATTCCGTGCTGGACTGCTTGCTCGTAGTGGTTCCGCTTCTGCTGAAAAATCTTCTTTGGAAATGCAGACTTCATCTGCTCTTCCTGCTAATACTACATATGGCGTTTATGCACAGCGTAGTTATGGATTGGCTTCCTCCTTTTCTATTCTGCAACTCCGTATGGCAGAGGCTGTACAAAAGTATCGTGAAGTATCTCAGTTTGCCGATCAGGATGCCCGTGGTCAGATTATGGCGCATTTTGGTGTATCTTTAAGCCCCGTTCTTTCAGATAAGTGTGTTTATCTTGGAGGCTCCAGTTCTAATATTGATCTTTCGGAAGTAGTTAATACTAATATTACTGGAGACAATGTTGCTGAAATTGCCGGTAAAGGTGTTGGTACCGGTCAGGGAAGTTTTTCTGGTCAGTTTGATGAATATGGTATTATTATTGGTATTTATCATAATGTACCTCTCTTGGATTATGTGGTTACCGGACAACCTCAGAATCTTCTTTATACGAATACTGCAGATCTTCCGTTCCCGGAATTTGACAGTATCGGTATGCAAACCATTCAGTTTGGTCGTTTTGTAAATAGTAAAAGTATTTCATGGACTTCTGGTGTAGATTATCGTGTTCAGACTATGGGATATCTTCCTCGTTTCTTCGATGTAAAAACTCGTTATGATGAAGTTCTTGGTGCATTCCGCTCGACTCTTAAGAATTGGGTCGCTCCACTAGATCCTTCTTATGTTTCTAAATGGTTGCAATCCTCTGTAACTTCTTCCGGAAAATTGACCCTGAATCTTAACTATGGTTTCTTTAAGGTAAACCCCTGTGTTCTGGATAGTATTTTTAATGTTAAATGTGATTCTTCAATCGATACCGATCAGTTCTTAACCGCCCTGTATATGGATATTAAAGCTGTCCGTAACTTTGATTATGATGGAATGCCTTATTAATTTTTGTCACTATGGGAAAAGAAGAAAAAAAAGATAAGACAATTGAAACTCCATGGAATCAGAAACAGCGAGTTTTAAAGTCTGCGATTTATTGTCAGGTTGGTCCTGTTGAAATGCTTCGTTATATAAAAGATGATGATGGAGTAATTCATTACGTTTCAGATGTTAATCTCCTTATGAATGCCGAACGTCTTCGTAATCAGATTGGTGAAGAATCGTACCTGAATCTTATTCGTGGAATACAGCCCAAAAAATCTCCGTATGATAATAAATATACGGACGAACAATTGTTCACAGCAATTAAGTCCCGGTTTATACAAACTCCTTCTGAAGTCCTTGCTTGGATTGAGTCCCTTGGATCAGCAGGAGACTCTATCCGCTCTGAGCTTGATGCACTCACGGAATCAGTACAACTTAATCAGCAGTCTGAGGCGACTGGTGATTCTGGAAAAGCTGCTGAATAATGCCAATTGATCCCGGAACGGCCACCCTTGCTACTGGTGGTCTTTCTCTTGTATCTGGTTTATTCGGTTCCGGAATGTCCAATAAGTCTGTAAAGCGTTCCATTAAAGCCGCTAAAGAGATCAATCAGATTAATAACGAATTCAACGCTTCGGAAGCATTGAAAAATCGTGATTTTCAAACCTCTGAACGCGAAGCCTCGCAACAATGGAACTTGGATCAGTGGAACCGTGAAAACGCATATAACGATCCGTCTGCACAACGTGCTCGTATGGAAGCTGCCGGCTTTAATCCCTATAATATGAATATAGATGCTGGATCTGGTTCTACGTCCGGTGCACAATCGTCTCCCGGTGCTGGTTCTCCGGCCTCTGCTTCTCATGTGCCTAGTCTTCCGGCTTATACCGGATATACTGCTGATTTTCAGAATGTAGCCTCTGGTATAGCACAGATAGGTAGTGCTATTTCCAGTGGTATCGACGCTAGGCTAACGAGTGCTTATGGAGACGATTTGATGAAAGCTGACATTATGTCGAAAATTGGAGGTAATTCTGAATGGCTTACTGATGTATATAAGTTAGGTCGTCAGAACGAAGCACCTAATTTACTTGGAATCGATTTGCGTAAAAAGCGTCTGGAAAACCTCTCGACTGAGACAGATATTAAAGTGGCTCTTGCTCAAGGTGCTCTTCTTGGACTTCAGGCCGAAGGCCAGCGGATAGTTAATAAATTTATGCCCGCTCAGCAGCAGGCTGAATTTTTCCTGAAAACTGCTAATGTCTTTGCTCAGTATAAGGCTGGCAAGCTTTCAGAGGCTCAGGTAAAGACTCAAATCAAACAGCAAGCTCTCCTCGAGGCTCAGGCTGTTGGCCAGAAGCTTAGTAATAAGATGGCCGATAGATTGGCTGATTATCAGTTTAGAGCCATGGCTGCTGAATACCGTGCTAATGCTGCTTATTACAATGGCTTTTACAATGACGCCTGGCAGGCCGGTATGTCTAAAGCTACTCAAGCTCGCTACGAATCTAATGCCGCCCGTATTGCTGCAGAGATGTCTGATGTTTTTAAGGGTCGTGAAAAATCGTCTTGGAAGAATAATCCTACGTATTATAACATAATGGAACTTCTTAAAGATATTCTTGGACCTGTAGGTAATGCTGTTAGTACATTTTATTTAGGTGGTAAAATTGGAGCAGCTAAAAAAGCCGGCAAAGCTGCCGGCGGCTGGAGCTTGTCCACTCCTAATCCCTATTATTATTAATCTCCAACCCCTTCCGGCTTATAGCTGGAAGGGATTCTCATCTGACTCGATTAACATTTTATAATGTTATTTAACATTATATTCTTTGGAATTTCATAATAAAATGCTATCTTTGTAATGTAATCAAAAACAAAGGATATGAAAACAAACAAATTATTTCGGGTTAATGTTGAGAAAGCTAATGCTATTTATTCGGTGTTTAAAAATTGTAATGTTTTTACAATATTGTTGGATGGTACTTTGCTTCCTGTCTATGATTTTAGTGGTAATAACGTTCGTTCGTCTTCGAATAGTCTTCGCAAGTATTATCCTGACTCTGTAGTTAGGTTTCATTTTAAGTCTTCCTTTTGTACTCAGGATACTTTACCTTGTCCTTATCATTTTCACTATCCTGATTGTATTCTGTTCTTTTAGGGCTGTTTTACAGCCCTTTAACACTGTCCGAAGGACACCATTAACGCAGTGAGAGCGCCGGACGAAGTCCGTGTCGCGGAATCGCGTAAACATCCTAGCGCCCTTGAGTAATGCGCTTACTCTTGCGGCACTCTTGCTTTACATTATGTTAACTACGATCCACGCCGTCAACGAAGTTGACCCGTAAACATCCTTACGTCGTGTTCAGTCAAATTATGAAATCCA